ATGCTTGAATCTGATATACACCTTCCTGCGCTGCCTACCACCGTCCCCGACATTGTGGCGGAATACGAAGAGAAATGCGAGGGCGTGAACGGCGCTATCGCCACGTTCGAAGAGGCTTTTACCGCACTAGGTTCGGCCTGTACGGTTCAAGGGACTTTCGTCGAGCCGGTTGGATCTCGGTCGTATCTTTACCCCGACAGCCTCCGCGCAAATCTTCTTAAGTCGGCATGGCGCACGATTTATACCCGCCTCCAAATCGACCGCCTTGCCAGTGCTGATGATAAGAAGAAGTTCGACAGGGAGATGGCTTCACCGCCGCCGCTCACGGTGGACAACGTGAAGGCGACGTTCGGCGATTATTTTGCTCGCCCCCGCTTCCATATTTTGCGCGGCCTGGCGGAAGTTTTCAGCCAGCTAGACCCAGCTTTCAAATCTCACCAGCGCGTGGCCATCGGCGTGAAAGGCCTGCCGAAGAGGATCATCCTTCGCGGGTGGGGCGAGTATTCGCATGGCTATGCCCAAGACAAATTCCGCGACATGGTGAATGCGCTGGCGGCAGTGCGTGGGCAGCCGTTGTTTGAGCATGACGAAATTTGCGCGCTGGCCGAAGCTCACGAGAAAGGTGAGGACGGCGTTTTAAAAGATCGCGGCCTTACAGTGCGGAAATTCGCCAACGGCAATGCGCACGTGTTTTTCGATAAGTGGGCGCTGGTCGACATAAACCGGGCGCTCGGTGAGTTCTATGGCGATGTTCTTCCGGACGCTGCTGAGAAAGGCGCAGCCCCCAGCACCGCAATCGCGAAAGATTTGCAATTCTACTGGACGCCGGAGCCGGTCGCCGAGGCCCTGCTAGACTTTGGCTGGATCAAGTCGGGGCAGCGGGTGCTAGAGCCATCCTGCGGTGAAGGCCACATTCTCGATATCCTACGCCTGCGGGGCTGCTCAAGCTTGGGCATTGAATATCACGCAAAGCGTGCAGCACAGGCAAAAGCAAAAGGGCACTCGGTTGCTGTCGGCAACTTCCTTGAGCAACCACCTGTCGATGAGTTTGATGCCGTAGTTATGAACCCGCCGTTCTATGGTCGGCACTACGCTCAACATGTAAGGCACGCTTACAAGTTCCTGCGGCCTGGCGGCTATCTGGTTGCCGTCCTACCTGCTTCCGCGCGCTACGATCACAAAGAACTGGAAGGCGAGTGGCAGGACTTGCCTGTTGCGAGCTTCCGCGATGCCGGGACGAATATCCCGACAGTCATCCTTCGAATGAGGCGCGCTGCATGATCACCCGCCTAACCCCACCCCAGACAGAAGGATCGAGATGATGGCAGACACTATCGAGGTGGTTACGACAGTTGAGTTGGTTGCGTGGCCCGTTCCTGATTTCGTGTGTATCGGATCCAGCGACGTTTCAGAGGACGAGGGTGCATCTGGTGAGCATCTTCATCCGATCGAAAGCGCTCCCCAGGCTTCGGTGGACGCCCTTGCGCAGAGATTTCTGGAAAACCTGTATGCGCGCCGATGTGAGCCTAGTCCTTTCCGCCTAACCTCTAGGGAGAAGTAACGATGGAATGGCAACCGATTGAGAACGCGCCGAGGGATGGGACGGCCATACAGGCCCGCATTCCCGGAAACGGCGAGGACAACATCATAGCCTGGCAAGTGGAAGCGTTTCTGGACGATAACGAGGAGCCTTGCGGAGGCTGGGCCTTTGTGACCGATCAGGAGCCGCCTGAGTGCTGGACAGATGGTGTTTGCTGGGCCTCGAACGAAGATGAGGTGGCGTCGGTTTGGCCGACACACTGGAAACTGCCACCGGAGCAGACCAATGACTGAGGCGGAACGGAAAGCCACATGGTTCTTCGCTCTTCATCGCGGAATACTGCCCTTGAGCCGTCAGACTTTGCGACCGTATCTTTTCGATTGCATGACGGAGTACCCGGCCAATGACTGAGGCGGAGAAGGAGCGGACGGCAGAAAGAAAACGCACCCTCATTCGCGCCATGGCGCTGGCATCAACCGCACTGGCATCGCCAGATTATTCGGACCTGTACAAGCCAGCTATTTGCAGGCCGGAGAAATACAGAAAGCGCTAAATTAGCTCTTCCCTACAAGCCCGCGATCTGCTCATCCAGGTGCATGAATGACCAAGCCCCAACTGCGCCTGCTCGGCAGCCTCGTCACACTTGCCCTGCTGACGGTGGCCTTTGTCCTGTATGTGGAGACAAAATGATAGCCGTGCCGCGGTTAAGCTTGGCGCATCCGGTTAATCGCCAGCCCTCGATCTGAACGCATTCCGCCACCGGGCAGGCGTCGGGTTTACCTCATCCACCGCCGGCCACCCTGTCCCGCAAACGCTGCACTTGAGCCGCCTGCTTAGTGGCGCATCCTCGAACTCACCTTCCGCGCTGTGCGAGCATTTCCAGCATGTGATTCGATAGCGGGCCATGGGCGCGCTGATGAGGCATGGCGGGGAGGGTGGTCAATTGGTGCAGGCTCGATCAAGGGCGCGATTGTGCTCAAGCTTTTCCTTGGTCGTTACATCCGGGTCGTAGCGGTTGCCGGGATCGTCGACCATATCAGCCGGCGCAGCGCGGATCGGCAGCTTCTTGTCGGCCAGGCAATAGCTAGAGCGGTTTGAAGCGCTCGCAACTGGACTCGTATCCTGGCGCGCTGTCGAGCAGGCACTGCTCATAATCAGCAGCGCTACGGCCGCCAGTGATTTCGTTACGTCCTTCATTGGCTTTTCCTATCTGGTCTAGCGTTTGATTTTGGCCATCGACTATCGCCCCGGTCGCCCCGCTTTCCTGTGCGGTCTCGACCATCCGCTTGTCGCGATTGTCGGCTATTTCGATGACGACGAATGCGATCGCTGCGATGATGGCCAGCCCGGCCAGCCATACCCAGTTGCGAACGCCGCCGATGAGCGCGCCGTCGGTGATGAATTCGATGATCTTAGACATGATCTTCATCCTTCACGTGGACCTCGTCACCTTCGCGCCCACTCGGACGGTCGGCCATGAGTTCGGTTTTCTCTTTCGAGCCTTCGGAGCTACCCAGCCAATATCCGACGGCGATCAGCACGATGGCCTTGATCGTCTCTTCAATGCCGGGTGAGTAATGGTTCCACGCGGCGAACCCGAGCAGCACCATGATGAAGGCCGTAAGCACAAGGCGCGGCCAGTCTTTGGCTTTCATCATGACCGGCTCCGATTGCTGGCCTGACCTAACAGATGCCTACCCTCGCGGGCTGCTGTGTCTTTCGGGGTCACTGGTTTATCAGGCGCTACTGTTGACCCTTTTTCGCGGTCAGCAATCCATCGCAAATGGTTGCGTGCGTAGACGATCCACAGCGCGATATTCATGGGGATCAGGCCCCACGTTTCGGTCATCACAATCCAAGTGAGCCAGAGGGCTTGATTGAACAACCCCACCACCCAAGCGTAACGATGCTTATTGCCCGCCAGCACGGTCATGTAGATCGTGATTGCAGACATGATCCAAGGGAGAATGTCGGTCATCAGTCAGCCCTCCGATACAGTTCAGCCTCGGCAGCGCGACGGCGCGTCAGCCCCTTGAGCACCCGGCCGGCGGCCCGGTTCCAGCGTCTGAATTCATTCGCCGCACCTTCATGGTCGCCAGCGTTGTGCTTGCGCAGAAGAGTGGACTTCTCGAAATTGCCGATACCGACATTGTACGCCAGCGATACCATGGCCGCGAACTGATTGTCCGTTGCCACCGGTGCCAATCGCTCAACAGCCGCTTCGAAGCGATCAGTGTCCTTGTCGAACAGCGCGTCAGCTTCGGCCTGGGTGATGCGCTGGCCAAGCTTGAACGGCTTCCCGTCCATGTCCTCGGTAGCGCCATAGCCGACCGTGTAAGGCTTGCCGCCCGTGCCGGGATCTGGGTAGGCTTCCAGTTCCAGCCCTTCGAACTCTTTGATCAGGCGCTCGCCAGCAGCATTGATCTGCCTCCCCTTTTTCTTCGGAGGGCGCACCACAATTATGCCCATCGCCTCATCGATAGCGTCGTCCAGATGCTCGACCTCGGACTGCCTGAAGCCGCGGCCCAGCATCGCCCGAACAGCGTCAAAGATGGCTTTGCGATTCATGACTTATCTCCTTCCGGCTGCCGCCGTTTCTCCGCTTCTTCCAGACGCGTCAGCAGCTCTTCCAGACGCTCATCGTCTGTGCGGCTGATCAATTCCTTCGCGGCCTTGCTCTTCGCCAGTTCCTGCCTTTGGTCGCCGAGAGCATCGCCCGCCGTCTGGACGAAGCTGCGAAGCCAGTTGCGCGCGCCGTTGCGGAATATCTCGACCGCGTTTACGCCGAGCACGCCCACCATCGCCGCCACGGTTGCGGCCCCCAAGGGATCGAGGTTGAATACGCGGATGGCCCAGAGCACGATAATGAGACCGACGCCGCTCGAAAGCAGGGACGTTCGCACCCTTCGCCATATCTTCTGATCTTCGCCGTTCTCGAACAGGGATGCAGCACCAGCCCACCCAGCGACGAAACCAAACAGGATCGAGACCGCCAGTATCCAGTCAAACATCGCAATCGCCGCAATGAGAGGAGGGCCGTATTTCGCCGATAGCCCCGCAAAGCTCACAGTGACGCTCCCACCGTCGCCCATGCGGAAAAAACACAGACCGAAAACCATGCGAGGCAGGCGAACCCCATCTTCAGGCGGTTGCGCGCAAACCACAGGCCCACGCCCCACGCAAATATGCCCCAGAACAGCCACGCCAGCGATATGGCGACCTCGTAGAACAGGCTTTCCCGATCCCAACCGGCCACACGGTTGTCGCTGAAGAACGGGATCATCGAACCGGCGAGCAAAATTGCCGACAGGGCGAAGAGCACGATTGTCAGAAGCGCGATCGCGACCCTATTCCCTTCCTTGGCAGTGAGCGATGCTCGGCGAACAGCGACGAGCGCCGCCGCGACCATAATCGCGGCAAAGGCAGCACCGCCCGCCGCCCACCAGCGAAAAGCGTCGGCAAGATACGCTTCGAGGCTTTCCATCACAGCCACCCCGCGAAAGCCCGATGCAGCGAGCGGCGAAGGCGGAACACTTGGAAGCCAAAGAAGAGCAGGAAGGACAAGAGGATCATGCGAGCACCATCCCGCACGCGCCTACTTGTGGGCGTGCTAAATTAAATCTATCGGCTCTCGACCAGTGCCGCCGGGAACCAAAAATATGCAATTGGATGTTGAGAGATTTTGGAGCGATGGGTTTCTCATCCTTCGCGGCGTGTTGCCGACGACCAAAGTCGCGCGTTGGCGAAAGGCAGGATTTAGCGCCGGGGCTGTCGATTTGCTTTCCGATGACGTGCTGGCAGAGGTGATCTGCGAGCCGGTTATCGTCGACGCCGCGCGAAAGATACTTGGCGGCAAGCCCGTATATTTCGGAGACTCGACGGCCCAACGCGGAACAGGCGCAGGCTGTGGTTTTCATAAGGACAACTCCGACCGTTTGGATGCGAATGCCCCTGACTGGAGAGTCGATCGCTATCCCATCATCCGCTTCGGAATTTACACCCAACCGCACGGCAAACTTCCATACGGGATCGATTTTCGCCGGGGCTCGCTCGACCATCCGGATTTCGACACCGGGCAAATGGTTAGTGCAGAGGTCGAAGTGGGGGATCTTGTTGTCTGGAATGGACGCACCACGCATTCGGGCAACAGTCATATCTTCAAGGTGACGGGCCGCAGGCTGGAACCGAACCCAAGCAGCCTGGCAGTCCGGTTGACTAATAAATTCGGTCTTGCTCCGTTGTACCGCAACCACCCCGAAGAAAGGGTCGCACTCTTCGCTAGCTACGGGCTGGCCAGCCCTTCCTTGGACCGGCATATCGAATATTTGCGGCAGAGAACTTACGCTGTCGAGATGTGGGAGCGCAGCGAATGGAGCGAGTATGCTCGCGAGCTCGCCGACAAAGCCGGTCTCGATCTGCTGGACACCACGCAATTTGTCCGCGACGGGCGCCAGCTTCACGCGCAATACCACGCGATCCCTTACTGATGAGAACCGTGCATCGTTGCCAGCCTCGTCAGCGCGTGCGATAATCACCGAATGCGAACCGCCTTCATCGTCACCAAGCCCCTGCAGTTCATGATCGCGGACATGATCGCGGCCCAGCATCACGGCGGGGAGCCGGTCGACTTCCTGATCGTGGACCTGTTCGCGGGAGCGAGCCAGTTCGTCGAGCGCTTCAACCGTCTTGATCGACCCGGTCAGCGCGCCATCTACTTCGCCGAGCAACCCGCAGCCTATGCCCACGCTGCCGAGACAGACTACGGCGTCGTCCACACGAACTGCGATGTCGGTTTCCGCATCCACCGCATGCTGAAGCGCCTGAAAGGCAAGTCGGTGCGCGTCTATGAAGAGGGCGTCGGGACATATCGAAACGACCTCTATTCCGGCTTCCGCAGACGGTTTCTTGAAAAGCGCGGGATCGGGACGGTGTTCGGCGGCTCGAATATGGCCCACTTCGTCTACGTCTTCGACCCGGCTCGATACTACCAAAGCGTCCAAGGCGTCCGCGCGATACCTATGCCCATTAACGGAACCCTGGCCGGATATGTCGAAGCTAACCGCGACAGTCTGTGCTACCTGTTTGGAACCGGGCTGCAGGTGCCGTCCGAAGAGCACGCTACCATTTATCTGACGAGCTGGGATGTCGACCAGAGTGTGGTCGAAGAACTCCAGGCAAGGGGACGCTTCTTCATCAAGCCTCACCCGCACAGGAAAGATGCCGAAGCTGGCCCGAACGTGCTCCCCGGCGGGGTGCCGGCTGAAGTCCTGATCCCGATGCTGGCACAGGCTCACCCCAGCTTGACCGTGTACCACCACGGCAGCAGCGCGGCCCATTACCTTGCCGGTATGCCGGGGGTGGAGTTCAAGCGATTGCATTAGCCGCCAATCAGCTTTTCGAATTCAGGTGTGGCCTTCTCGATTGCCTTGTCGAGTGACAACCCCTTACCTTTGACATCGACAGAGTGGCGCTCTCCATTCTTTTCGAGGACGAGGGTCCAACCGGTTTTGGCGTCAAACGACGGTTGAATTTCCGACGTGTCGAATAGATCGGGCTTTGTGTTCTCTTGCATAATTCCCTCCTAGGCCGGGATTACCGACTGCCAGCCAGTGGCGGTGTAGTTGAATGTCCCGCCCGCGGCGCGGCGCAGTTGGTCGCCGATCACCCATGTGCCACCGGTAGGCGGGGCGGAGATCGTTTCGGCATTCTTGTTGTCGAAGAATGGGCGAACCTTATTGATGTCATCGATAACGTAAACATCGGGAATGTTAGTATGGGAAACGCGCCCTTCCGTCGGGTTTACTCCATAGGGGTAGAGCAACACTCTTACTGTCGACATCGCCACGGTCAGCTTCATCGCTGCCGTGACCAGCGTCCATTCCCCATCTGCCCAGCACCGAGTGTATCTGAAAATCGCGTGATCGGTCTGGTTTTGCGAAGTATTGGCGAACATTTGAAGGAACGGATCGCCCGCCGTCCCGCCGTCAGGAATACGGCGAAACGCCCAGCAGGCGATGACCCAATTGCCGACCGCTCCAGCCAAGGCACCGTTCACAGCAACGAGCGAGCCGTTCCCCGCAGTGGTATGCTGGAAAGCCACCATCGGGTTGCCCGTTTGCGGGTTGATCGCCCGCACCTGGTTGGCCGAAATGAGAGACTGTCGAATGGCCGAATAGCGCGGCGCGTTGGAATAGTTCGCGCCCTCGAACCGATCGATGCGCAGATATTTATCCGTAGAGTCGTTGCTCAAATTTCCGAGCGAGGTATTGCCGAGTTGCGGAAGCCCGCCTTTATGGCACCCGCCTGACCAGAACGGATCGACGCAGACATAGCTTTCGACGAACTGAAGCCAAGCCTTGTGCGTCGTGGTGATAGCGACGTAATTGTTCGGGCCGATCTCGGCACTGATGGAGCCGTTCGCCTTTACGCAATACGGTCCACTGTTGCCTTCGAAGTAGTTGCCCTTAGCAATGTGGCCGCGATACTGCCCGTTCATCGTAATGGGGACGGTCATCGTCTCCATGATGTTGCCTTCGAACAGAAGGTTGGGGCCGGTTGCGTCCCATCCCGCGGTATTCTGCCCGGACTTGTTGTCTCTGACAGTCAGGCCATTGACGTAAGTGCCGTTGAAGTGGCGCCAGCAGTTCTGGTTGCGGTTGATGACGCAATCTTCGACCTTCACCGCGCCGCAAGCGAACTCGCTACCGACGCCGACCTTGTAGACCTCGAAAGCCGACGTGAAGCCGTGGATGCCGACGCGGTGGAATGTCGTGCCGTAATGGAAGCCAGCGGCAGTGTCCCACCCGAATGCGGCGGTCGGTACATCACCTTCTTCCAGCGTTGCGAGGTTGAAGTCTTCGAACGTCAGCATGCCGTGACCGGCAGTAGCGGCTGCAAACTGGATGGCCGCGCGCCCGGTATGGATCGGGACAAGGGTCGAGGGTACAGGCGTGCCGGGAATGTACTTGCCCGGGTAGATTTTGCGCCTGCCGCTACCCTTCACACTGATGGGAACGTTAGGCCAGTTGAGTTGTGCCGTGACCTTGGACGCGCCGTGAGGTGTATTGATCTTGCCGCCACCTCTTGTGCCGAGATAGGCAAGTGCCAAGTTCCATGCGCCGAGGTCGTCGGTCGCGTCGGCAGGATCGGCGTATTCGGACAGATCGAACTTCGCACCGAAATCAGTAATCCACACTTCTAGTTCGTTGCGGAACTGCTGGGTCATGGCCGTGGAACCAGCTGCATCGCGCTTGAAGCCGATGAATGAGGAGCCTTCAGGCGCAGCGAGCGAGCTTGTGGTAGCCAGAGGGGACACGACAGCCGAGCCGCCCACTGTGCGCTGATACGGGGTATAGGTGCGCGGGTCGTCGCCATTCCAGACGAGGAAAACCACACCTACTGCTGTTTCCGCCTCGCCTTCGCCCAACGTGTCATAGCGTTTGTTCGAATAAGCTTCCGAGATGGATGCGTTTACCTGCGATTGTTCTGCGGCAGCGGTAGCTATCGCAGCTTGCCGCGCTGCCTCAGGAGCATTCTCGCCAGCATCTATGATCGCAGCTGGGCCTACCGTCGCGTCGATAATAGTGGTCATAGTGTGACCCCAGGTTGAATTATGAACTTGCCGGCCATCAGGACAAATTTACCCCGGCCAGAAACGGTCGCGTGGATGTCGTAGAAAAGCGTCACCGGGTCGGCAGGATCGGCTCCGTAGGAGAGGCTTTCGAGCGAGGTCTCGTTGATCTGCGGGCGGATAATGGTAGCACCGACCACAGCCCCTGTTTTTGGGTGAAGATAGCCGGCTTCATAGGAAACGGATACACCTTGCGCTCCCGCGCTCGCATTGGCGATAGAGAGCAGCGCTGCGGAGGTGTTCCCCGGCTCAGGTCGAACCTCCATGAGGTACGTGCCGGCGGACCAATCAAGGCCTAGAACGACAATATCCGCTTCACCGTTCGCGCCTCCCCATGGAACGCGCTTATCGACGGTGAAGTTGCGAGGTTGCGAGACAAAAGCCATGCAATCGGGCTACCGCTCGCGTTGCCGCGAATTTACCGCCGTTTACGGCGGGTAAGTGCCGGGGTCTGTCCCGCCGCTACCTGGGGGCAGCGCCCCGCCGCCGTCCGTAGTGCCGCCGGATGCAGCAGTTGTGATGTATCCGCCGAAATGGCGCGCTGGTGTTTCTTCTTTGGTCTGGGATTTGTTAAACGAGGTGGTGGCATTCCAAGACACCGCACCGCCCTGTCTCGCTGCGTCATCGTAATAGAGGTAATACCGCGTCGTTTCAGCGATGGGATTACCTTGATCGTCTTCGGTTAGGGTGGTCCCGATCACCGCGCGCGAAATATCGGTATATTGGCGCGTATGGTCGCTGATAACGATCGAGCTATCCGACGCTGTAAGGCTTAAGCCAGGCTGACTACTGGTAGCGATTAGGTTCTGTTCGCTTGCGATGATCGCCTGATAAACAGGGTTCAAGGAATAATTATATGGGGTGCTGGAAACCACTGCGATAGCAGGGGCAAGTGAAGGATTGCCATAAATCGAAGCGTCCTCCTCGGTCAGCACTAACGGAACTACACCGTCTTGGCGGATTTCCATCTCGGCGACGCGGAAGACTTTGTTCACGAAGCCCGTCTGCTTAAAGGTCTGGCGAATGATGCTGTTTTTTTGCACTTTCCATCCGGTTGCCTGATAATCAGCCGAGAAGGTACCCGAGAACTGCGCACGCTTCAGGCGGATCGCGGCCAAGCGCTGCGCCTGATCAGGGCTTTGGACAAGAGGCAGATCGAAGTTGAATATGCGATCTATACCATCCGGGCTGGGCACCTCCTGCGCCGGATAATCCATCTGCTGGTAGAGCGCGTCGTTGCCGGGGTTCGTGTAGCCGCCGCGCACGATGTTGTAGGTTTGGTCGAGCGGAGTTGTCGCCTGCCAGGTGAAGTCGCCGAGAATGTCATCATCGTCGAAGTCCGCCACAACGTCGCTCAGATCGTTATGGAACACTGTCAGCCGCAGCTTGCCGCCTACGTCGTCGAGGTCGGCGTTCATCGTGGCCTTGAGCATGTCGATAACGGTCGTCGGACTGTCCCCTTCCGACCATATCCCGTCGCAGCGATAGCGCGGTTCAGTTCCGCCGGTTTGCGTGGCCACCGGCTCATCGCAGATATTGGCCGCCACGGCGAAGCTTTCGAGATCGATGCGATCGGCCGGAATGCCCTTGCCCACCGCGAGCTTGCCGTTGATGCGATAGCCGAGCAGGTAGAAGAGCAAGGCCAACGCCGGATTGCGGCAGGCGTCGTTGTCCCATACCCAAGTCGACTGATCGGCCATGTCTTGCGCAGGGTCGCGCGGATCGGGCAAGGTAGCAGCTTTCCCTCGAATCGTGATGCGCTGTGTAATGCCTTGCGCGTAAGGGCTCTCGGCTTTCTTGCTGTTGCCGGTCAGCTTGTGGCGCAGGTGAACATAGGCCATGCCGGTATAGCGGCGCGTCGAACCCATGCGGCTTGAAATATTGATGGCATTGGCCGCGCTTCCCTCGGTGCGGGTCTGGACCTGCAGATAACCGACCGCATCGCCTTGAACGCCGCCCGATGCCGACCACGCCCGCTTATCGTCGAACCATATCTCGTCGATGCTCTCGACCTTGTGGCTCGCGCAGACGATGAAGCGATGGAAGTATTCCTGATCGTCGGTGAATTCCTCGTCGCGTATGTCTGTGGCCAGCGCGGTATTGCCGACCACTGTCTTTCGCGGCGCGCGCGGATCTATGCTGGCGCGGAGGCGGTCTGCGTTGGCGGGGCTGTTCTGAGGGGCCTTCTTGTTTGTTAACGTGCTAGCTGTGAGCGAAATGCCAGCGGCGATAAGCTGGAAATTGCCCGTAATGGCTCCGAGAGCTGTTAGTGCGGCGCCTGCAATACCTTTCGCCCCGCCAAGCACAGGGATGAAGATTTTGGCGACACCCTTTACAACCTTACCCATATCAGACCGTCCAGGCTTTTGAGAGGAGTGCGCGCGGAATCGCCACCAGCCCTTCGCGCATGGGCAGGCCCGCCTTGTTGGTCAGGCGTTCTTCACCGACGAACAGACCGGCACCGCCTGCGCACAAGCCAACGCTGCCCTCGTACCAGACGAGATCACCGCGCCGCGCCATTCCGACCGGGCGCCGTTCGAATTCCGCATCGACGGTCTTGAGCAGCGTTCCCTTGCCGAGTTCACGCAACGCTCGAGCCACACCTGCCGCATCGCTGTAGCGCCCGCGATATGCCTTGGCTGGGTCGATGCCTGTTTGCGCCTCTACGCCGCCGCAAGCCATGAGGATGCAATCGTGCTGCCCCCAATCATGCGGGCGGTCGCGGTTGGCGATGATGAACGCGGACAGCCGCTCTTCCCAGTCAGGCAACCGGTTCATTTCAAATACTGACCTTTACCGAAATAACCGCCGCCTGGGTCTTTCCCGCTGCCGCTGCCGCCGCCGTAAACACCGGGGCCTGCTGCAGCACCGGTATAGTTACCGTTGGCGATGGCGATCGATGCTCTCGCGCTAAGGTCGCCGGGGTCGTAGCGGTCTTGATCTAGATAGGTCCGCTGCGAAGCCTCCGAAAAAACGGCTAGGTAGCTTTCAATTGTGACCCGCAGAACCTGCTCGTCGCCCCGACTTAGATGGGTAAGCGCGACCATCTTGCCGGTGTAGTAAGCATGGTAACCGCCTTGCTGCACATTGTTGGCGTTCCGGATCGTGCGCCACAGTCGGGCGTCACGACCGCGATAAGCCGATGGGTCGGCCAACAAGGCCAGCGCATCGTCGTCCAGACCGGGGATGCCGGATAATTCTGCGGTCACGCTCTCTGAGCCGCTGGTCTTTACTTTGACCGATGAGACCTCGACCAATTCTCCGGAAATGCCGATGAACTCGTTTCCGTCCAGATCGGGATCGCCGGTGCCGGCAGGCGTGATATTGCGCCCGCTGGTGTTCGCCCAGACCGGATCGCCGTCGATATCGAGCCATGCAAACCAGACCGGCTTGATAACCTGCTCATCGAGCGCGGCGCTATGGGCCGAGTCGGGCAGGCTCACAACGCTTCCTCGACTTCAAAAGTGGCACCGGAGATGGCATCGCCGCCGGTGAGGCCCTGCCGCGTATCGACGAGTGAGATCGGAATGAACGGGTCCACAGTCTCGACCGTCACACCCAGCGTCGGCACCTCGCCAAGATCAGGACGGAATTGAGCCGTGGCGTTGCCGGAACCGTCAGCGCGAAGATCGGCGGTCAGGCAAACCGCCCTTGCGTGGCCGGAAGGGAGTGGCACGGTCATGAACTGGCCAGCCCTGAGAATGCGCGCATTCGGCTGCATCCCCGTCAAGGGCAGGGTGTAACCATCGCTCACCCCCGCCGCCACGGTTGGCTTGGGTCCGATATGGCTTGCGCACGGCAGCTTCCACCGGAACCAGTTCACTGGCCCGTCGAGAGAGAACAGGAACGCCCGCCATGGCCGTTCAGCCTCCTCGGTGTTTATAGTGTCGATCGTTACCTGGCCGCTCCACGTGGATGCGCCGCTGAGGCCGATGACCTTGCGCCGCCCCGTCCATTTCGAGCGATTGTTCTGCGCAGGCACGTCGAGAAACGGCCCGTCGAAGATCAGGTCGTCATAATCGGGAACGGTGATCTCGCTCATATCGTAGGTCTCTGGAACCTGCGCTGCGTCTCGTTTGCCGCCGCTTCGACGATTTGCGGGGCCGTGGCGCGCTGCACCTCGATGGCCACGCCCGTTGCCTCGGTGCGGACGCGGGATGCAAAGCCGGGGCCTTCCTCGACGATGATCTTGACCACGCCGCCGGATTGGCTGTTGCCGCTGGACACGTTCATGCGACCGAGCGGCACGATCTGGCCCGCCACGTCAGGAACGAACCCCTCAACGCGTCCCGGTGACGCGCCTTCGTTGACCCGGTAAAGCTGGCCAGCATTGACCCGGCCCCCGGATGCGCGCCCGAACAGCGACGAGCCGACCGAAACGAGTGTGCCGAGCAATCCGCCACCACCTTGCCCCTGTTGCGATGCCAGAGCGTCGGCCAGCGGCTTGAAGATGAGATCCTGCAGCAAGAGGTCGATGAGGCCTGTGATCAGTGGATCGTCGGTGCCGATCGCGTCGGAGATAGCGTCACGCATTCCCCGGCGAACGTGTTCGATCTCTTCGACGATAAGCGCCTCGGCTTCATCGCCAAGGTCTTGCTCGCCAAGATCGCGGGCATAGCGTTCGAGAGGGGATTCAAATTCACGCGTCAGGCGCTCACCTTCTGCGGCCCGCCTGCGCTTGAGGTTGGCCAGCGCTTCGTCCAAGTCCGCAATTTCGCCAGCTGCCGCGGCACTCCGAATTGCAGCCTCTTCCTCTTTGTAAACAAGGTCGAGAATGCGGCGCTCGGCAGCCAGTCTATCTTCGCGGTTGCTGATAATGTCAGCTTCGGTTTCGAGCGTGATTATCCGGTCACGGCGCGCGTTCGATTCCTGACGGGCCAAGTCGGCCGCCTGCGCATCGGCAGCAGCAATCCGCTCACGGTCTGCTTTGGCGAGCGCAATATCTTCGACTATCTGCTTGCGGGCGGCGAATTCTTCTTTCGAAAGATCGCCTAGATCGACCTCCGTTTGGAGGGCGGCAATTTTCTGCTCTTTCTCGCGCTCAATCTGCTCGAGGCTGAAACGCAGAACATCCTCTGCCGCTGTGGCAAGAGCGGCGCGGGCTGCAATCAGTTCGTCATTCAGTGCGGCCAGATCACGTTGCTTTGACGCTTCTTCTCGAATTGCAGAAATACGCTCTTGTTCGGCGCGTCGGGCAGACATACTGCACGCGGCTGTCGAGCCTTAGCGGGCGGATCAAGGACATAAATCGACAGAAGCGAGAGGCATCGTTCAGGCAATCAGCATTCGAGCTTTTGCCCCGCGATGAGTTCGAGAGGATCGCAGAACATGCAAGAACGCGCGCTGATTTTCATGAACTGGAGCCCAGCCAATGACCGACGATGTGCAGAAGGTGGTCGATGGGCTTACGGAGGCGCAGCGGAGGGCTCTTTGCAATGCGCAGGACATGATGTCCGGCCACGGCGGCTATCCGTTCCTCACGGTCGAATTCATACCAGGCGAATGCTGGCCTGAAGGTGTGGCGCAGTTTCTCACGCTCACCCGTGATCGCCTCACCCCTCTCGGCATCGCAGCCCGCAACCTTATCGCAGGAGACGCGGAGTGAGTGCGCCGAAGCCTCGTTATCCCCGCAAGGCTCAGATCGTTAATGCAGTCGCAGCTGCAAAAGCGTGCGGCCTTGACGTGTGCGGTATCGAGGTTTCACCTAGCGGCATCATCCGCATCATCGAGGCCCGCGCCGTGTCCGAACCCGCTAACGATTTCGAACGCTTTCAGGATCGCCTCTGATGGCGGTCCAGTACATTCGCGACCGGAACAAGCGCCGGTATTATATCTACGCCTACAAGGGCGGCCCTCGCGTTCATGTTCACGAAGGGCCGCGCAAACCGAAGACCCTCCCGCCGAAGGTTCTGCGAGCCATAGCGGACGCCGAAGAGGTGCGCTTTGCCGAGCCGCAGCACCTATTCCGCCATGTCATTCGCCAGTGGCAGAGAAGCGAGGATTGGAACCTTCTTGAACGCTCGACGCGCAAGACCTGGCAGCCGCATATCGACATCATCGACGCCCGTTGGGGCGACTTCCCTTACACCGTTTGGAACGACAGCCGGATGGCGGCGAAGATCGTCAACTGGCGGGACGAGCGGAAAGACAAGCCGCGCACGGCTGATATCGGGGTCGGAGTGCTGCGGGCATTGCTCAAGTGGGCGCGGCTCAACGGGTACATCGGGTTGAATGCTGCGCTCGACATTCCGCAGATCGCCCGGGCGGCCGACCGCGAAGAAGTGGTGTGGACCGATGAGGACATGGCCGCGTTCGAAGCGAAGGCAATCGAATTGGACCGGCCGCAGCTGGTCGACGGCATCAGGCTCGCAGCACTGACGGGCCTACGCCGCGCCGACCTTGTGACCTTGACGTTCGATCACGTCGGGGAGTTCGCAGTCAACAAGACGGCTCTGAAGAAGAGCAGAGGTAAGCGCCGGAAAGCGGTTATTCCAATGACGCCCCAATTGCAGGATCTTCTCGATGATCTTCGCACGCGCCCACGCGAGGAGGGAGTTACCACCGTTCTGGTAAATAGCTTTGGCCGGCCGTGGTCTGGCGACGGCTTCGGAGGCTCTTTTAACCGCATTCGCGATGAGGCGGGGATCGAACACGTTGATGAGGACGGAAAGCGCATACGGAAGCGCCTGCATGACGTGCGCGGGACGTTCTGCACAATGCTCTTGGTAGATTGCGAACTGACTGACGAACAGGCCGCCCGCATCATGGCTTGGTCGGAGAAGAGAGTGGCGCGCATCCGTTCTGTTTATGTTGACGACGCGCGCGTGGTCGTGGCAATCGGCGAGCGCATAGCGGCAAAACACAGAGCAAAACAAGCATGA